TTGGATTATAGATGATTTCTTTTTAATTTTATATTTTCTTTTTTTCTTTTTAGATAAATTAAATCATCATCTATAATCCAAGCACATTGAGACTTTTCTTTTTTTCTTATTATATCTATAACTGCGTTTCTTTTCTTTACTATATCACCATCTAAATTATCAGGAATACTAATCACACTTTCACCATACTTAACCTTATATTCTTTTTTTTGAGATTCAGGAACAACAATTTTTCCCTGACCTAAATAATCAAAAGTTTTAACATCATTAAATCTTTTATATGATGGGATATAGATATTAAACATCTTTAATATCATTCAGATATTTACCCCCATTAATCACCCTTCCAATGCCTTTGCTCCATGGTTTACCATTTGCTCTTTTTGAATAAACAGATTTTAATTTAAAATGTGTTTGTGCTGACAGCCAATCAATATCATTATCAAAAGTTAGAACTACATAATTATGCGACTCATCTAAATACTCACTAAATTCTATTTCAGGATCATCTATTTCATCATCATCATTAAACAAAGGAACATCTAAACCCCAATCATCTAATGTTTCTAAATCCCAATCATTTGCTAATAAATCATAATCCCATTCTCCATATCCTATATTATCCTTTATTATAAATTCTTTTTTCTGTTCTTCACTCCAATCTTTTGCCACATCAATCCAAACCTTTTTCACACCTGCTTTTTTTAATGCTTTTAATCTCATATTTCCACCTAAAACTATATTATCTTCATCTATGACCAACGGTCTTTTTTCTAACATTTCAGGAAATTTTTTAATTGATTTTACCAATTTATTAAATCTATCTTTATTTATATATCTTGGATTGTTTGAGTTTTCTTTTATTTTATTTATATCAATCTGCTTTTTCATAATTACTAAATTTATTTACAAAACTATAATAATTTATTTTTTCTCCATCTATATTATTCTTAAAATAATAATATAGAATCCATAAATCATCAATCATTTTTTCTACTTTTAAATTATCTCTTTTATAATTTTCATCTACCCTGAAACACTCTGCTAATGCATAGATCATTTTATAGCAGTCTAAATCATCACCATAATCAAAAAGATTATTTTCTGCTTTTTGTTTTTTTTTACTGATAAAATCTTCTATTTCTAATATTATTTTTTCTTTCCCTTTAGACATTACAGCCTAAAAGTAGAATAAATTCTTTTCTTGTAATAATATTATTCTGATATTTGTAACTCTTAATATTATCTTTTTCTAAAAATTGTAAAGAATAATCAAAAACATGTTTTTTTGATTTATCTATATCAAAGGACATTTTTTTAATACTACTATGACAAAAGAGAGCCCAAAATGATATAGCTGTTCTGCATAAATCATCACTCTCTCCTATCATAATATCTGTATCTGCTTGTAATCTGTACCTAGTCTTTAACTTTTTTGGTCTGTGTTTCTTCTTGTACTTCATCTGCATTCTCTACTGATTCAACAGCAGGTGGCTTAACTCCATACGTCTCTAATGCCTGTAACACTAAAGAAGATTCACTTAAACTAAATAAGCCTGCTTTATTACTTTTTTCGCAGACTTGTACAATTATCTGCGGATTATCAATAACAATCATATCAAACTTTTCATTAGTGCTGCTTGCAAAATGAAAAGAGTTGCCTATTTTGATTTCTGATCCGGTGGGCAGATTGTCTTTTAATGCTTGTTCATTTGTCATAATATATTAATTATATCTACCTGTTATTATATCATATTCAATTATACAACTTCCGAGAATGCCATTTAATCTTTGCGACTTCATTTTGACAGTCTCAAACTCAACAAATCTAATATGATTTTCTTTATTCTCTAGCATCCTTGCTAGTATTTCTCCATTTTTTACTTTCTCTTCTAGTTCCTCATCACTTAATCTATGCATCACCACCATACCATCAACCTTGTTAAAATGCATGGTGCCACCTGCCAAACTGAAAGCAGTTGCTTTTGGAATCTTGCCTTTTATTGCATGAGGAGTTTTTGGATGCTCCACATAAACCATAATGCTCTCTGTAGATTTCGCAAATTGTTTCAATATCGTCAGACTCAATTTTAGATATTGATATAAATTTTGATCACCTGCATTTGACTCTACTACCCAATTCAAAGGATCAATAATAAAATTATTATATCCTTTCTTTGATAACCTTTGAAATGTTTTTACTAGACTTTTGATTGATGGCATTTCTTCCTGATTTTCTAAAAAAACAAAATGTTTTCCAATAAACTCTAAAGCTTTTTCCATCTCATCTTTGCTACAGTTATTTTCAAAATTTGGATTCACATTTTTACCAAGATAAGACCGACATAAATTTAATATTAATTCAGAGGTGTTTGTTTCGGGCGAATACATTACAATTTTATCCCCATACTTTTCTGCTCTTAACACCATTAAATAATTTAAAATCTCACTTTTACCACTTTGCGGATAACCACTAAAACAATAAACAAAACCTTTTCTCCATCTAAAATTTGCATCAAGCTTTTCTATATGAGATGTCTCACCTAACGGATATCCTGTCTCATGATACATAAATAGAGTCTCCCTAATATCATCAACATATATTTCTTTACATTCATTTTTAGAATCATCTTTTAATAATATATCATCAAAGTCTTTTATTTTCATTTTTCTTCTAGTTTTTTTATAACACCATCACACAAATCCATAATCTTTTTTTCATGATGCTTTATAACATTTTTATATGACCATAAATGAAACATCTTATTTGCATTTATGAGGATCAGATAATCAGACATTTTTTTAAGAACTTTAATAACTTGTTGATAAAATTCTCTATCAATTTTCTGTGCATAAGCTGATCTTTTTTTTGATTCATAAATAAATCTCATTACAGATTCTTCACCCTCAAAATCTTCAATTAATTTTTGCAAATTATTCTTTACTTCTGCGTTTTCTAATATTCTTTTTTTATTCATAAATTAAAATAAAGGGCAGAATGGACTGCCCTTTTGTAACAAAACCTGTATGAAAAAAACTATTTTTGACCTTTCTCAAGCCTTTTTAATGACTGATCTTCTAATTTAATAAACTCTTTTAAAATATCTAACTGATCATGCATGTTGCTACTACATGAATCTAAAAATTGGTTTTTTATTAATTCAGAGATTTCCATTTTTTTGATTTTTCACTGGTCTAATAAAATCAATTTCACAATCTTTGATAGCTATTAATTTAGATTTTAATTCTTTTTGTTCATCTAATAATCGTTTTCTTTCTTTCTTAATAAAATTAATTCTTTTTTCAATAAAATAATCTAAAGAATCAGTAATTTCATTAATTGGTAAAGCAACGTCATAAAGCTCATGATTCCAATTTAAACCCTGAAATACAATTTTATTAAGACTTTCATATGCATATAAAGAATTCACATTTTCTATTTGTATTTTTTTTGGTTCACTCATGATACTAATATTAAAGAAAACCAAAGCAGATAAAATAAAACTGCTATAAATAAAAATTCTATTATTATTTTTTTCATGATTCAACATTTTGATCTATTGCCTTGTGCATATCATTTTCCACATCTTCGCTTATAATGTGTGTCGCATCTGCAGGATAATCTAACATTCTCTTTTCACCATCTTCACTATAATATCCTATAATATAAACACTCACATTTTCTATTTTATCATAATCATCGGGTTGAATATAATTATCCCCCTTTTCTCCATGAACATATCTAAAGAAACATTCAAAAAGAAAAACATCATGTTCAAATATTACATTATCCATTCTTCTTATCTTTAGAATTATACATATCACTATATAAACTCCCAAAACTTTGGAATAGGTTATCTAATTCATTATTAGATTCATTTTCAATTCTATAAGCTTTTTTATTATCCTGCTTATATTTTTTAATTATTTGACTTATATGCTTCATAATACGATTTTAGTTTAATTGTTTTATTGTGAATATCTATCCACATATCAGCTTCTAACTCTGATTCACTCCACTCACAAAACTTTTTGCAAGTGGAATCAATCATTTTTAAAGCTTCTAATTTATCTTTCATTAATAATTTCTTAATTCAATTATATATCTACTATAGCCAAACCCTTCATTGTTCACTAAATAAGTAACATTATTTCTTGATACTAAATAAACTAATTCATTATCATCTTCATTTGAAGGAAATATATAATCAAAAGAGCTTGTGTCTTTAGAAACTACGACGCTAGATATATTTTTTATAGCTTTTTTTTGTGTCGGAATCAAATCTGTATAATTTACAAATGATCTACAATCATCAAATTCTGTTTTTCTTTGAAAAGGTATCTGATATCTACCTTCTCTAATTCTAGTAAGAATGCCAAAATTATTATCAATTTGCTTTCTTTTTGCTTTTTTTCTGAAATCACTTGATTTCTCCATTAACCTTGATACCATATCGTTTATAATATCATTTTCCATTTTTAAATTTCTCATATTAGTATTTGTTTTATTTAACATATCACTAATATACAGTAAATTTTTGTAAATACAAAAAAAATTATAGAAAAATATAA